CGGCACGGTGGCAGTTTCCAGCATTTCTTCTAATGTCACAGTAGTAGACGGTGGCGGCTCAATCACAGTAGATGGCAATGTAAATGCTACGATTACAGGTGGCAATGTTACTACTACAATTACAGGAACTAACTTAGATGCATTTGGTCGTTTGCGTGTAAGCAATCCTGTTACCTTGTTTGACAGTCAGAACCGTTATATTGACGGAGAACAATTCTCCAGCATTACTGCTACTAGTGGTAATGTAGTGTATGTGGCCAATGAAAGTTCATTCAATCTAAATGTATCTGCCGCCAGCGGGTCCAGTGTAATCAGACAAACCAAAACAGTTCAAGCATATCAACCAGGTAAAAGTTTGTTAACAATGAACACATTTGCTATGGCAACACTTAAAGCAAATTTAAGACAACGGGTGGGTTACTTCACAGCTGACAATGGTATATATTTTGAAGCTAATGGAACATCGTTATTTCTTGTTATTCGCAGTAGCACAACTGGTGTAGTGGTTGAAGAACGAATTGCTCAAGCAAGTTGGAATGGAGATACCTTAAATGGTGCTGGATCAAGTGGTATAACATTAGATCCAACATTAACACAAATCTTTTGGAATGATGTTGAATGGTTAGGTGTAGGTAATGTAAGAGCAGGATTTGTTATTAACGGTGAATTCATTGTGTGTCACACATTCCAACATGCCAATCAGCCGGGCAACACCACGGTGTACATGACCACTGCCACACTAAATCCACGCTATGAAATAACCAACACTGGTGCTACCTCAGGCGCCAGTACCATGAAACAAATTTGTAGCACGGTGATAAGCGAAGGCGGTTATACACCCTCTACCAAAATAGGTTATGTAACCAACAACACAGTTCCAACTCGAGTCAGTTCGGCCAACACCGTCACAGCCTTGTGCAGTATCCGATTGAATCCGGCTTATCCTGACGCAGTAGTTGTGCCAGCGCAATTGGATCTTCTGTTAATTGATGTTAGATACGGCCAGTTCCAACTGATTGAAAATGCCACCTTTACAACCAGCTGGAGTAATGTTGCTGGATCAGTGGTACAAACAGCCATACACAGCAATGTGATCACAGATGGCACCGTGGTCTATTCTGGTCTGACCAGCAGCCGAGACGAAGTAGAAATTGGCGATGATGTTAAAAAACGAATTCAATTATGGAGAACAGCGGCTGGAACACCCAGCACCTTGACTCTAGCAGTGGCCTACACAGCCGCCAACGCTGACCTGCTTTGGAAAATGGGCTGGGAAGAACTAACTAACTAAAATTATGAAAAAACTCTTAACTCTCTTACTCATTGTGCCATGCTTGGCCTTTGCACAACCCAAACAAAAACCTGGTGTTGTTTATGATGCTGTGATCACCAGAGTCATAGACGGCGACACAGTGGGTATTCAGGCCACCTGGTTACCTGCACCACTCAAACAGGAACTCAGTATTCGTGTGTTTGGAGTTGATACTCCTGAAAAAGGACATAGAGCCATGTGTCCTAGTGAAGCTCAACGTGGTGAGGCAGCTTCGGCGTTTACTAAACAAATGATTGCCAACAGCCAAAAGCGACAGATTGTGCTTATGGACTGGGACAAGTATGGCGGCCGTGTGCTGGGCGATGTCATACTAAACGGTGTCAGTCTACGTCAGCAATTGATTGCCAATGGTTTTGCACGTGAATACTACGGCGAAGCCAAAACTAGTTGGTGTAATTAAAACTCTGGCTCAACTGCCTTTTTACCATATATATTGATATGAGTAAGTCTTTAGAAGGCGTTTTAATCAAGCCACCCCATCTACGTGTTAACTATACCGAGCAACAGCTTGATGAATTCATTGCCTGTGCCGATCCTGCTAGTGGTCCACTTTATTTTATGGACCACTTTTTCTACATACAACACCCTACCCAAGGTCGAATGTTGTATCATCCATTTGAATATCAACGCAGGCTAATTCACACTTATCATAATTATCGATACAGCATTAGTTTAATGCCTCGACAAACTGGTAAGTCAACATCAGCCGCAGGCTATCTACTCTGGTACGCAATGTTTGTACCTGATTCAACCATATTAGTTGCGGCACACAAATACACAGGCGCACAAGAGATCATGCAACGTGTGAGGTACGCCTATGAATCAGTACCTGATCATATTCGTGCTGGTGTCACCAGCTACAACAAAGGTAGTTTGGAATTTGACAACGGCTCACGTATAGTGTCGGCAACAACCACAGAAAATACCGGTCGTGGTATGAGTATATCATTACTATACGCAGACGAATTTGCATTTGTTCGACCCACAATTGCCACAGAGTTTTGGACTTCTATCAGTCCCACACTGGCCACTGGTGGTAAAGCAATTATCACAAGTACTCCCAACAGTGACGAAGACCAGTTTGCTCTGTTATGGAAAGGCGCCAATCGTTGTGAAGACGAATTTGGTAATCCTACTGAAATTGGTGTCAATGGCTTCAAAGCCTATCGTAGCTTCTGGAATGAGCATCCTGACCGTGACGAATCTTGGGCAACACAACAACGTGCGGCCTTAGGGTCAGATCGTTTCCGACGTGAAATGGATTGTGAATTCATCATCAATGATGAAACGCTGATTGCCCCAACCACATTAATTGACTTACAAGGTGTAGACCCAGTTTATAAAACTGGTGAAGTCAGATGGTATCAACGAATAGATCCTGAAAAAATCTATGTTGTTGCACTTGATCCTAGTCTGGGCACCGGCGGTGATCCAGCGGCAATTCAGATATTTGATGCAAACTCTACACTACAGGTTGGAGAGTGGAGACATAATAAAACTGACATTCCTGGACAGGTTAGAATACTAGCTGATATTATTCGACACATTAACGAAACTGTGCGAGATCCAAAAAGTATATATTTTTCAGTAGAAAATAACACCATTGGAGAAGCCGCACTAATTTCTATTGCTGAATACGGAGAAGAAAACATACAAGGCTATTTCCTTAGTGAACCTGGAGTTAGTGTTAGTCGTAGATTCCGTAAAGGATTTAACACAACCAACAAGTCAAAGCTATCTGCTTGCGCCAAGTTAAAACATCTGGTTGAATCAAAGCGCATGAAAATCAACAGTAAAAGCCTGATCAGCGAACTTAAAAACTTTGTTGCGTCGGGCGCAAGCTATGCGGCAAAACTGGGAGAAACAGACGATCTAGTGATGTCAACCTTGCTGGTGGTTAGAATGATGCAGTTATTGCAGAGTTATCACCAGAATCTTGATGATCAAATGCGCGATCACCAGGACGTGGTAATCGAACCGCTGCCGTTTGTTATGACAATGATGTAATAAATATAAGATATGAATCAGAATACGCCAGCTACAGAACTTAACGACTTACTAGTCACACGCAACCTTGATCCTGAATTACTGGATAATTCAGGCAAGCCTGTTTCTGACCCTAATCAAACAGAGATCTTTAGCTTTGATTGGAAAACAGAAAATAAAAACTACGGAACTGTGGTTGTTTTACTAGGCCCTAACAATACACTACAGGTGTTTTTTGGGGACAATGTTGGCCGCACCATGGAAGGTGATGATAAATCTGATTGGTACAAGTTCCTAGAACAGCTTAAAAATTTTGCAACTAGAAATTTATTAAGTTTTGAGTTGAACAATCTAAGCAGATTAAAGTACACCATGCAAGGTATGGCAGCCATCAAAGAAGGCTTGTTTGAAGGCTACTACGGTAAAAAGAACATAAGCTACAGTGACCAGCCTATGGAAGCACGACTAATGATCAAGCACAGCCGTGACATTGCAGAAGGCGAAGCACGATTCCGGGCCATTGAAAGTTTGTTTGTGGAAACAGCAGATGGCAGTCGATACAAGTTGCCACATAAGAATCTCATGTGCGGCAAGGTCATGGCCAGACATTGTTCCGAAGGCGGCCATCCTTACGATGCACTTGGACAGCACATCAACGGCATGGTAGTAGAACTAAACACTTTAGGTAGATTTATTCGTGCCGCACGACACAAAAACCTAAACAATGATGCCATTGGTATGGTTGAGTCGGCAGTAAGACATTATACTGAACTCAAGAACAAAGCCAAACACATGATCAGCCGTCGTGGATATTTAGAAACACGTGACACATTTGACCCTGCTGAAATTAGCGAAAAAGATCATGCAGTAGAATCCATACGTGACCTGTTTGTTGAACAATCAATAGACCAGCGCATAGAAGAAGCGTTACCAATTCTGGCAAAATTAGCCAATAAGGAAGATAAAATGAAAGAAGTAGATCAATTTGAATCATGGGCCGACAACGTCATGGAGGGCACCTGGGCATTACCTGACACGCCTGAATCAGACGCAAAACTTAAAGAATTAATGAGTAAGCCGTTGATTGTGGGTGCTGATGCAACCAATGCAACAGAACAATTGTATGACCTAGTTGGTGATGACATCTTGTTTGATCGTTTGAATGACCTAGCTGACCGAGACCCCAATGCTGACTGCTGGGAAGATCCCGAAGTTATCAATCGTCTAGGTGAGCTTGGTATTGATATTACCGCTACAGTGGGTCCAGACTCTGGTGAACAAGGTGTGGCGGAAGGAACCAGACAAGGTATCATGCTCAACGGTAAAGAAGTTGACATGCGTAGCTTAGAAATTGAAAACGTTGATTCTAGAGACTATCCAGATTTTAGTGATGCATATATTGGCCGTGCTTCATTTACTGACGGAACAGATCTAAGTGATCAAGAAATGGACCAACTAAACGACGAGCATGGCGATCTTGTACATGAGTTGGCCTACGACAGTTTGCATGAATCAGATCTTGGCGAAGACATTGACACCGATGGCGTAATGATGACCAAGTCCAGCAACATGAGCAGTGAAAGCGTTGAACGTATGCGTCAGTTGTCAGGATTAAACGAAGGTTGGAAAGGCGAACTTGCAGGCGGAACAGCCGGCGGTGTCAGCGGAACAGTTGCTGGATCAGCACTGGGTGCATTAGCAGGTGGACCAGTTGGCGCCGCAATTGGTGGTGTAATTGGCGGTGCCGCTGGCGGAACAGCTGGACAAATGGCCGGTAGAGAACTAAGCAAAGAAAACAAACTGTCAGAAGCACAGCTTGATGAGATTGCTCCTATTGTTCCTGCATTGGCCGCAGGTGCAAGAATGTTGCTACCAATACTGTCTCGTGTTGGCCCGGCACTGGGTCGTATGGCATCCAAAACAGGCAAAGCTGGTGCTGATGTTGCTGGAAAAGCAGCCACAGGAGTTGGTAAAGGTGCTGTGGAAGTTGGTAAATCAGCCGCACAAGCAACAGCTCAAAATGCCGGCAAGGTTGGTGTTGGCGCCGGCATATATTCCATAGCAGATGAAATTGCTAAATCCATTCCACAAGGAATGAACAAAGTTTATACAGATGCAAAAGATGCTGCCAGCGCATTAACCAGTATTGTTGGCAATGCAGTTGACAGTAAAACTATTGGTGAGCTAGCAATGGCCGCCGCCAAGTATGCAATACCATTAGGTTTGCTATTGGCTGTACTGTACGGTGGCAAGAAACTTATTGATCAGGTAATGAGCGAAGGTGCCGATGACACCAATATGGGTGCTCTTGGCAAAATGGTTGGCTCGGGCACTCCAAACCCAAGTGACTTTGTACAAGGATTTAAGAAAACATTTGAAGAATCAACATCACTACAAGGCCAATACGGACACTCTGGTAAACTACAGAAGTTTGATGATATGGAGCAAGATGTTCTAAGCCGATTGCGTCAACTGTCTGGCATGATGAAATCATAAAATAGTTATTAGAGCAAATGCGTCATAAATATCATTGACGCTGACACTAAAAGCGTGTACACTACAACAGTGACACGCTTTTTTATTAGCATCACAGGCAACTTAGAAAACATTTTATAACACTTAGAAAGGCAACTTAAAATGGCATCATTATCAGAAATCCGCGCACGTCTCTCAGCCGCAGAGTCAAACAAAGGCGGTCAATCATCAGGCGGCGACAACGCAATCTACCCACACTGGAACATGGACGAAGGAGCAAATGCTACTATTCGATTCTTACCAGACGCAAACTCTAAAAACACATTCTTCTGGGCCGAACGAGCCATGATTCGACTGCCATTCAATGGCATCAAAGGAGAAATGGATTCTAAACAGGTCATGGTACAAGTGCCCTGTGTTGAGATGTGGGGCGACGCTTGCCCAATCCTGGCAGAAGTACGCACATGGTTCAAGGACAAGAGCCTTGAAGATATGGGTCGTAAGTACTGGAAAAAACGCAGTTACATTTTCCAAGGCTTTGTGCGTGAGAACCCCTTGGCAGATGACAAGACTCCTGACAATCCCATTCGTAGATTCATCATCGGCCCACAGTTGTTCACCATTATCAAAGGTGCGCTGATGGATCCGGAACTGGAAGAAACTCCAACAGACACCTTGCGTGGTCTGGACTTCCGCATCACAAAAACGCAAAAAGGCGGCTTTGCTGACTACAACACTAG